CCTTTATTGGGTTGAGAAAGGTGATTTTACCTTCCTCTGCTCAACTTAAGCTGATGCGTGCGGGGCGTACCCCCTCGGCGCCGGAGTTCTTCCGGAATGAGGGGATACGGGGGCGCTACAACGAAAGGTTGTAGAGCTCGGCGACGACTACCCAGTCATCACCTGGAAACACCTCCTTAGGCCTGACAGACCTTTTACAGTCTAGCAGTAACCTTCGGAGGGAACCCACCGTGCTACCAACCACAGAATGGGGCATGCTAGCGATAAGCAACTCCAGGTCATTTCTGACCGAGAGACTTTCGTCCCAGCATGTCCATCTTGAGGTTCGGCGGCGTCGGATTTTAAACGTGTCGGCCTGACTTCTCAAACCGATACGTCCGTTCCGGATAAATCCTCCCACGAATGCGATAAGTAACCCATCACGGTTGTACCCAATCTCTCGGGTACGATTATAGTGACGGAACACTCGTCGCTCGCCGTCTTGTAGAGGCATTCGAGCCACCCTAGGCCGCTTTACAAGAGATCTGTATATTACAGCTCCTGTATTCGGATCCCGGGCTAGCTCGGCCGGCGGATAAGGCACTTTGATACCTTCGGCGTCGCCGTCATGAAAGGGTATGGGTAGATGATCCACCCAGCCTCGCAGGACGGTTAACACCTCCGGTAGCATTACGCCCGACACCGTCGACCACCTCACTAAACGGTTAATCAGGGAGTAGACGTCAGCACTTGTCTTAAGTGACCTACAATAGACGCCACGAATATCATGGCCTCTAAAGAAGTCACCGCCACAAGACTCTCGAAAATGGCCTGCGTTGAACGATTTGTCACCGTTCACAGTAAAACCGAACATTTCGAGCGCTCTAACGACGACACTATAACTGTCCTTGCGGACAATAATGTCATCGCCAAAGACCGCCCAATTTGTTGGGCCATTCCTGTCGTACTTCGGGCTTACGCCTAAAATACGGTAGCATGCCACAACGATTGTCGAGAAAAGGAGAGTTTGCAAAGGGAATGTAAAACCGTTCCCCATGGAACTCACCATATGTAGCTCATCCGTCGTGCCATCTGGGTAGGTGACACACGGAGATCTCGCGAATTCCAACAAACCCAGCAACTCGCTAGGTAAGATGGACCGCAAAACCTTAAGCGACATACTGTCTGACGCGCAAGATAGGTCGATGGTTCCAAAAGAGCCATCGATGCTACCACGCCTTGCCAGTCGCCGATTGAGATTAGGCTGCTTCGAGAGATCTATTCGAAATCTCTTACGCAGCTGCCTCTCAAGGACGAAACCTATCCCCTTTTGAAAGAACATGTTCAAAGTGGGTTCGGTACAGATACTCCTCGACATCTCTGATGTCTTCGGAACATAAGAAAGACGGTTACCCGCGACTACCCTGTACCCAAAACGCCGGTCGCGCTCCACCTCCGCGCTAAAATGCGTTGGGTTGGCTAGGATAGAATACCGGTAATACCGGTACAGCCGGTCTGATGTACCAGTAAGGGGCGAATCAAACAACTTTGTATAAAAGTTATCTGACTTAGCTCCAATACTAGCGCCGGGTCCAACACCCCAATTGTCCAAAACATCGGACAAAGAAATGTTAGACTCGGGTCCGTTTCCAACGATGTCATACCAGAGCGATCTTACCTCTCCGATAATCTCATCATCTTGAGTCGTCTGTGGATTTAACTCTACCTCAGCGCACCGCCTATTGCTCTTTTTAAAGAGCTCCAGGCAGTTTGCGTCAGCGGAGTCCCCTACGTCGTCCTGAAACTTCTTCCAGAACGAGTTGTGGAGCCACAAACTTCTAGCGGATGCGATCGTCATATCTGATGTAAGCATATGCTCTCGCACTTTCAGATCTTCAAGCAGGGCCTTCTGTAAAACAGCGCAATCGCGCATAATTCCTCCAGGAGGTTATTAGCAAAAGCAACTCAGTTCTTTACGCCAGTCGTCATCACACGGAGGATTTTCACCATCCGGCGCGACTCTTCGCGTTTGCGAACTTGGTTGCTCAGCCAGTGAAGGTAATCGTCATGCGTCCAGAAACGGGCTTTCCAACCCGTAAGACGCACGGCTTTCCTCTTCATTGTGCTCTTTGCTTTTTTCATACCGTCTTTAGAGCGACCCGGAAATCGTGGTGTCACCAAGTGCTGCACTGACTTGGTTTAAGGCACCAATGAGCAGAGAAATTCCTGCTCGGATATTCGGGGCGTCTGCAGTGTCGCTACCGGCCGGAATGTCGAGTTCAGTTTTCGACAAGAAGACGGAAGCGGGCTGCCCAGCCAGAGGTAATACGCCCTTACGGACGATTATCTTCCAGCTGTTCTTAGGGACGCTAGGCAGTTGCCCAGTACCAGGAACGACAGGCGCAAGAGATTTGAAGCTCTTAGGCCGGACGAAAGTCACCGTAAAAGGCGACGAGACCGAATGAATGGTCACCCCGGCTTGCGTACCTCCCAGAGCAGAGATCTGCCACTGCTTACCATTAACGTCAGGAGCTTGGTCGCTCGTGACGGTATAGGTCGGCGCGGTGAAACCTGTCTGAGCCCCACCCGTTACGGGTGAAGTAAGTGAGATTGCCATTGGCAACTCCTTTATTGAGAAAAGTTACAAGATTCCAAGTAGAGAGGATTCCCTACTCAGTCAGCCCGTTTTGCTAAGGAAGAGAGCTCCAATGTTAGCAAATTGCTTCCATGAGAGATCAAAACCTTCGAACCGGGGCACCATCAAGGGCATCCCAGACGCAACACGGGAAACATCACGATGTTTAATCGTGTATCCACCGCTTTTACCCGTAACCACTACATCCTGACAGTATTCCCCAACGTTCGGGTAGGCTGCGGAGATGACAGACTTGGTACGGCCGATGTCTGGGATGATGTTAATATCCCGTCGGCTTTCCCAAATTTCCGTCTTCCACAACCCATGAACGCCAGAGGTGTCAGTGCTTAGTGCTTGCAGGACATCGCCGATATTAGTGAAATAATCGACGAGAAACGAGTAAGGAATCAGTTCCCACACTGTGGGAAGGAAACTCCTCAGGTCAAAGCCCGACATCGAAACTATTTGTTCCGCTGGCGGCGACCCTGCCTCGTATTTAGGACCTCGAAGAAAGCCACGGTACACAACTTCAACCTGTGCTGTGTCAACAGTATTAGTGTTAACCCACAGATGGCTGAAACTATGAGCCGCAACAGTCTGTGCAGCTTGACCTGCATTCTGGCCATATGCCCTAAATCGAACTCTGTCACTTTCGTGGCAAAGCCGACCTATGGTTTTAGCCAGATCCTTGCAGTCATGGATTAGCGGTTGCCAACCAAAGACTGCCTCGAGGTAGGTATTGCTAATTGCCTTACGTTTGGAGTCACCAGAGCCCTTGCCACGGCGTATTCCTACAGCCTTGCCAAGGTAACTCAAGACCCCAGATTTCAGGTTCTTAGCCGTCCCAGCCAACATTCGCGCTGTCTTTCCGAGTTCTCCCAGGACAACTCCACCTTGAAGTTGATGGTGGGCCTGATAGACCTCTTTGTACAGCGCTTTGATGGCGCGGTCTCGTGCTTTGTTGAAAAAGTCTCCCGTCAGTATCGAAAAGTGGGCAATCGGCGCCAGAGTGAAAATATTAGTCCACTCTGAACTCCGGTACCTCCTAGGATACAGACGGCCGGGCTGGTTATTCGGCTTCCACAGAAAAGTAGCACTAATTTCTGAGGAATCGCTTTGCAGCTCGTCAATGGTACCCTGAAACGTCGTCGTTGCATTTCCACCCGCCTTGATGATTTCCCTCCATTTCGGGAGGTACTCACCAGTTTTTGACTTGCCGTGTACCCAATGGTACACCGTCAAGTCATCGGGTTGGTCTGCGAAGTAGGCGTTCGCCGTGTATCTATTGAAACGATAGCGTACGCTAGACGTCTTAGTGTATGACATTTCGACTCCTTAGGGAAGTAAAAACCGCAATAGGCTCGCCGTTAGGAAGAGCAAGTAAACTATCATCAAAACAAGTACGACCCTCGAGATCCTTTCTGCACCAGCAAGTAAATCGCTGCGTACAAATTGGGCCGCGGAGATCATGCCTGGCAAGATGAGTTGCTTCCATTTCCTCCGAAAATTGAGCTTCATGTGGTGTCTCCTAAGGTCAACGAGGCCCGTAGGCCTCCAAGGTAGTATGCCTACGAAACAGGAGTTTTATTGTCCTGTCGAGCAAGCAGGATACGGTAGGCTTCACAACCTAACGTACTGAATCAGATTTCTCTGATCCACCTGGAGTAACCCAGTACTAAGCGACATTTGAAGTCGCAAGAGCCCCTGAA